AAGCGAATGCATACCGTGTGGCCCCCTCGGACTCACTTAAGATGTTTTGAGGAACCATTGATTTGATCCCCCTCAGGTGACCAATGCGGAGTAATTCTGAAAGGGGTATAAAGCTCCCGCCATTCTTATCCTTAAAAAGATTTTCCTCTCTTATTTCATCGTTCCAATTCTTAATTTTAAAGGTCTCCTTTTTTGGGGGAGAAAGGGGTTTCTTCTCCAAAACGGCAATGCCTAATTCACCCTTTACTGCATTAGCCAAATCTAAAATATCTTGACTAATTTCTGTTTTCGGTTCTTTTTTCTTGCGCGCCATGTTGTTCTCCTACTTCATTTGTAAGTGCCAGAGGCGAGGCTCCGCACCTTTTTTAATCTCGTCAAAAATTTCTAACAATCTATTTGCAACCACTTCACAGGCGGCAAAACTAAAGCTCTTTGTATGATCTTGGACCCTAATCATGTGAAGCCCCAAGCTTATTACAAAATCATCCTTAATTTTATCCCTCTGTTGAGTCCTCTCCATCGCATCCTCACCATATACATTGGAGAAATGAGTGGGGCCGTCGCACTCTATACAAATGCCGACCCCTATTATTAATATATCGATTTCTAACGGATATGTAAAGGACTTTGATCTTTTCTCTATATGAAAACCGTGTTCCATTAAAAGATCACCTATGGTATTTTCTGCCTTGCTACCGACCCCGGATTGTAAACGTGCCCCTACGCGCATCGGGAGTAGAGCAAGGGCCTTCTCTTCTTTGGACAACTTTTTCCAGCGGGACTTTGCGGTGCGGGCCAGTTTCTTCTTTGCGTTCTCTCTTTCTGGCTCGGTAAGACTCCCCCAGTGACGGCGCATTCCACGAGAAATAAGACGCTTCTCATCTTTTGTTCGGGGTCTGGCCATGGGTGGCCCGTTTTCTTTTACATAAAGCTTCTGAGCGGCGCTACGAGTTCTGATTGGAATATTGGAGCGAAGCAAGACATCTCGGATGATCTTGGGATTTTTTCCCAACTCTTTCCCCAATGCATACATGCTTTTATTATTTTGGTACTGCTCTATGACATAGTCGCGCCAATCTTCTTCAATATTCATCGCTTCTTCTTCTTTGCCTTTCCAACGTTTTTAACCCCCTTGAGCGTTCCATAGAGGCGAGCCGCCTCGTTCTCAAGGTTCGCTTGCTGGCGGGCGGCCTGCATCCGCTCCTCTTTTTCCTTTTCTTCTATTTTAATTGACTTAGCTAAGGCTTCATGGTTTTCTTTTATCCACTCTATATCTAGGCGATGGAAGCCGAAATAGCTCGAATATACCGTTACGGAAGCATTTTCTGCATGAAACGACAAAACATTTTTCTTCTGCTTTAATGATAACTTCTTTATGTTGGCTGGAACTGTAGACATAACTTGCTCTAAGTATTTCTTTGACATGCGTGGCATGAATTCTCCTTTTTTATTTGCTACTTATAGTACACCGGAAGGTATAACCTAAACTATGTTTTTATTTTTTTATCTCTCATGAATTTTCTTAATTCGGCACCGCCGGTTACGCTAATATGGCTCAAGACAGCAAGTAAAAGATACTTAAGTAATTCGCCATCTTCCTTGGCGGCGTCTGCGGCGATTTTAATTTCATCACCTTTGGCTACCATGCGGTCGGCTACGCGATCGGCCAAGACGAGCATCTTATCTTCGACGTCGGGCTTAGCCTTTTCATATACGGCGATGGCAGAGTCTCGCGCTATATCCTTTACGTAGCCGCAACCGGATCCAAATAAAAGAAATATAAAAACCGTCGATGCGGCGATAGCTTTCTTCACAGCAGGCCCTCCTCGGTGCCAGGGGAGGGGCGCTCACCTATGTCGGAGAATAATTCCCCGCCCAGCATATCAAAAACCTTTAAAATATCTGTATCCTTCATCTTTAAATTCATCTCCTCTATTAACATACCATACTCTTCGTGAAGGTGTTTGAATTTGTCAACATTAACCCTGTAGGCACTGTTGCCGGAAGACTTCTTGAGATAAAATTCATCACAGCCGAAGGCGGCGGCGGTTTGGAGAACGCAGACAAGCGCTACTGCATAATTAAATAATTCAGAGACATTTTTGAATTGGCCTACTTGGGCCATTATACGGGTATTGCGCCACAACTCCTTGCTTATATCAAGCATGATTACTTCTCTATTGCTATAATCTTTGCTTTCCATAGTTCTCCTAGTGGGGCAGATATATAAGTAAGCCGCTAACTATTAGCATGAGTACATCGGGTTGAATTAGTAGCAAAAAATAACTAAATAATCTACTCAATAATATTTTTATTAACACAGGTGAAACTTTTCTCTCTTTGATTGCGCTGGAATATTGTGATGAATATTTTTTTCGATATCCCTCAACTCATCCTCTGTTTTTGTAGACCGCCAGTAACAAGTAGAGCAATTGACATTATAGATGTCCGACCCTAAAATTATTTGCTCCTTATCTTCTGTCATTCTAATCGTCTTGGTCCCATCAGAAGATTTACATTTATTGCAGATAGCAGTAAGTTGTACAATCTCGTCTGCCATCGCCAGTAATTTGGGCACCGCGCCAAAGGGTCGGCCCGCGTAGTCTCGGGAGAGACCGGCCACAATGAAGCTTACTCCATAGTGAAGTATCATTTCATTGATGGCAAACCCCAGTTCTCTTTCGGAGTAAAACTGCGCCTCGTCTACAACAATTACATCCGGGGGACTAAAACCTAAACGAATTGTTTCAGAAAAAACACTAAATAATTTATAGCCATTAAGCTTTGAATCAAGATGGAAGGCATCTACTTCTAGCCCGTGACGGGATTTTATAATGGAACGGTCAAGGCCGGTATCTGTATATCTGCTCGTAGGAGTATAACAAACAACATCTTTTTTTTGTGCCTCGGCCATGTCTGCCCTCTTGATAAGCTCAAGGGATTTTCCACTAAACATGGGTCCGGTGATAACTGTAAGCTTTCCTCTCATGCTACTTCTCCCCACTTTAACCATTCTTCTTCCTTTCGTTTACCGAAGTGTTCTTCAATTGTTTCCCAATAGGGTTCAGATATAGCCATTTTACATTTGTGACACTCTATGGCGAGACGAGTGCCCTTTATTGACTCTCCTGGTCCTGCATAAATAATACGAGCGGAAACGTTTGTGCTTCCGCAATAGTCGCAACTAGTTTTTTCGGACATCTAAAACTCCAAATCTCTTTTTTTGTTATACCTCATATTGAACATCGTCGTCCTCTATGTCTCCAAAGAATTCTTTAACCTCGCAGTCAATTGAAATTTTATAACTAACCCCAGTTTCCTCATTACTTATTATAACATCAAAATTCGAGGATGTAAAGAGCTTGTTGAAGATAAATATTGCGCCAGACATGGTTTGTTGAATATTTAGATCGTACTTATCCATTATTTCTTCGACGGCGGCGGCAACCTCATCTTCCAATAAGAAGACTTGTTTCCTGTCTATTGTCATTCGGTGGTCCACTTTCTTCCGCACAATGCGCACCACCACTCTTTTTTTCCTTTTAAGAAATCACCTGTTTCGCGAACCATGGTCGAATGCCCCTTTGGGCAGCTTTCGGGCTTCTTATATACGGGGGCCTTGGGGGCGGGAGGGGGTTCTGTCTGGCGGTCGTATAAATCTCCATATACCTTGTCCCAATCGATGTCGCCAAACATTTTAAACTCCTATGGGCTGAGCTTTTTTTTCCTTATCTAGCTCGGGAAGTATATATTTAACTACAGCATTATACACACTCTCTGGAGGGATGGATCCGATGCAAAAACAGCCATCATGATCGGAGGCCGGAAAACACTTATGCTCATTAGCATTGGCCTTCAATATAATTGTTTTAGGACCTACGGGGCGTCGTTTTTCTATTTCGTCATCGCGGAAGAATACCATCAAGAATTTATCTAGGCCCGCTGCAAGATGGGCAAGATAAGAATCATTAGAGATGACAACGTCGGCCGAATCTATGGCCGCCATGCACTCCTCAAGATTCAGCAGGCCTGCGAGATTTAGTGCAGCCGGGGCTAAATGTTCAATATGATTACATATACCAATGCCTTCATAATCATCGACGAGGATAACTTTAAAATCGTTAGATAATAAATTTATAAATCTTGCATAATTCTCAATGCCCCAATTTTTCTTTACATCAATACCATCTTTCTTAAAACTTGGACAAACAACAACTTTTACCTTATCTTCAAAGGGGGCTAGCAAGGCATCTATGTGTTTAAAAGAATAGTGAGGAATGTCATAAAGAGAAGATGGATTTTCTCCAATAATATTCTTCACCATTTCCAAGTTAATATCAACCTCGTGATTATGAGTTTCTGATATTCTTGGGGCGCGGATAATGGCTTCACAGTCTAAATATGGATATAACCACTTGAATCCATTATTCGAAGGAAAGGACTCAATACATACATCTATTTTATTGCTGACAATCCACGCTATAGTAGCATCGCCATTCTTTTCTTTTGTGGCGTCGAAGCCCTTAACTCCATCGACATATTCAAGGTCGTTGAACAACCCTTCCATGTTTGGAAAATCAGCCCCGCTATTAATTAATAGATAAACACTGTGTCCACTGCTGCTCAAAGCCTTTAAGACAGGAGTAAGCATGAGTGAACTTGAGGGGCTTCCATCTTTGAGTATTAGAATATTCATTTATCATCCTGTAAAAGCTAGGTGTTGATTCCACTTTTCCTTGTTGGCCCACCGAAGAATGTCCTTGGGATGTTTTTTAACATCTATAAAAAGAACGTCTTCTGAATAAAATTGGGTCTCAAGCTGTCTAATATCCTCGTCGGTAATTTCTTCCACCGGCTTTTTGATCCATTTGCCCGTCTTGCGGCGATCGGACCCGGTGTCTCCATGATATCTAACCTGTTTTTTCCAGAAATTTTCCATAGAAGCCTTGCGTCCATAATCAACCCACGAGTAATGATAAACGCAAGGTACTTCTTCTGTATTACAACAGTTGCTAAGCATCTCGCTATACTTCTTTTTATTAATATAGCTCATGGGATTATCCGTTCTAAAGTGGGCATTCATCACATAAAGACGTCTATCCCAAACAATGGTGGTACGAATAAGGTGCCCGGTGTCTTCCCAAATGTATTCGCAGGAATCCGCATTCTCTCTTTCAAAGTATAAGTTGCCATCCTTGTATTTTCTAAACTGGATAGGTACATCGTGGACAATGTTGGGGAGGTTTTTAGAGAGGCGCCACTTATAGCAATTTTCTTTGGCACCGGTCGTCTTCATCCCTCCGTGGAATGTTATACAAGGGAGATCAAAGAGTACAGACGTTGGATCATTCCTGATGAGGTTTTTTATAGCAGGATACTGCCATTCGGGGACCATTTCATCACAATCTGTTTGCCATAGGTACTCGCCCTTGCATAATCTCCGAGCGAATGTCTTTTGAACTCCCATCATATTGGGCTTCTCATAGTCCCATGAATTCTGATCTAAAACGAGGCGCTTACCCCATTTCTTTTTCTGCTTCTTCAATAGTTCCCATGTGCCATCAGTAGAACCTCCATCTACCATGATAAATTCGTCAGAAAAGCCAAGATGATTTGATATAACTTCAGCTATAGGAAGCCCCATATCTATCCCATTTAGTATGATGCAATAGGTGCTAATGGAAACATCTTGAGCAAGATCAAAGATGTCAGACCAGCCTCGTTCTTTTGCCCAAGGAGATTCGCAGATAACTTGGATAACATCATCATAAATACTTATATTATCTATACATTTCTTGGGCATTGGGCACTTGGCTAAATGACAAGGCTTTAGACACTCGCCTCTATGAGGAGGATTAATAGCTATAGAGATGCTCTTTCCTATTAAAACATAGGGGTCCTTCTGAGGGGTTTCGGGCAGAACTTCGCAGACTCCACCGGCCACCAGTTGGGGTCGGGGAATACAGTTTCGATCAAAGGTCGATCCGAACAGGGTGACACAGTCAGTTCCTACTGCGGCTGCGACATGGCCCGGGAATGAATCCATACCTATGTGAAGCTTAGACTTAGATAATATCCAAGCTAATTCTTGTGGACTCGTCTGGCCTCTTAAATCATAAACACCATGCTGCATTATATTGTTGAGAGGAGGGTCTTCCTTGCCACCAACATGGACTATGGGTAATCTACAATACTTTATCAGCCCTTGCATATTATAATAATTTTTAATAGCCAAGGACGTCCCAGTATGAACTGTAATAAAGTCAGACTCCCAATCGAGTTCATCCAGCTTAAGGGCCTCTGGTTTTTTCTTTTCAATAAAAACATTCTCTGCCTTGACTCCGCACATGTCGGCATACACATCCATAAGATGTTTGCCATGACCATTATGAAGCCAATGGGGAATCTTCTGAGTTAATATATAGGGATTAAAGCACATCTTAAAGTGGCCAGCATCCTGATTGTTTCCCTCGGCAACACGATAATCCATTAAAGAATTACTATACTTGATGACCTTTTTGATGTGGGGATTGCCCTCAAGGATATTCATGTATTTTTCCGAGGTGGCAAAATATATGGAGGCATCTGGGTGCTTCTTGGCGATGCCGGCTACCACCGCTGTACTCAGAAGGACGTCACCGGCGGTTTCTGGCATAGCATAGAGAATTCTTTCCTTGTCAGTGGGGTCAATGACCTGAACGACGCTTTCGATACGCTCCTCTTCTCCCACTCTAAGTCTTTCAAGCTTATTATTTTCTTCGGCCTTATTTCGAAAGAACTTCTCGATCTGTTCTACGGAGCGATCTGACTTCAGCCAGTCGATAACACCATCTTCATGAACATCTTCGTGGAGCACATTCTCATAGAGCCAACGGATTGACTTTTCCTTGTCGTCTTTTATATTTGATGGTATTTGATCTGGGGCCTTCTTGATGTCGATGGGCTTATCCCACGTTTTACTTCTATCTTTGGCCTCATCATTTCTAAAATAATTAATCCAAATATCTGCTGCCTTATCCCAGCTATTAAGAACGTGATCGCGTCCACGCAAGCCCTCTTTTTTACGGCGACCGGAACTCCAACTACGCAGCGCCATGGTGACCTTTTTAGCGAAGTCTTCTTCGGAAAAAAGGGACCTTCTCTGCATGGTCCCCGAATCGGTGAAGGTTCCAGCTATTTTCATTGGAATGCCACCGGGGGCATTAACCTGCTCTTCAGTTGCGCTCCACTCGGACGCTAAAATAGGAACACCGCAAGCTTTGGCCTCGCTCAGGGGCATTCCATACCCCTCGCAAACGGAAGCTTGAACATACAAGTCCATCGCATTATAGATGTGTGCAAACTTGTCATTAGGCAAGCCCTTGCCAGTGTTGGGGGTCTTAACTGCCTTCTTTTGGCAGACCGGACAGGCACTCAGTTCGCCTCGCCAACTATCTATAAAAAAGTGATCACAATTGCTGCAGATAAAAGTAAATAAAACTCTATCCTGTAGCCCGTTGCGTTTAACCTCAAGGGGGATATCCCATCCTACATCGGGAATAGATGTGTGAAGAAGCAAGTAGGGAAGCTTTCTCTTGCTTTTTTTGATCTTATTGTTTTTCTTGTAGTGCCTATCCCACTCTTTTAGCATCTTTTTAAAAGAAAGGATGAGGCGAGGGTAGAGTTTGCGCTGTTGGTTGCGCATAACCGTACCTATAATAAGATCGTCTGGCTTGAGCCCTAGTGATTCTTTAATCTTCGCTTTGTCGAGGGGCTGGAAGGACTCGGTATCAACGCCTGGGGAGGGTGTACCTAAAACCTTAATTTTAGAACTTTGATTCTCCAGCACCTTCTTTCCGTACTGAGAATAGGTGAAAATAGCATCGGCCTTTTCATACATGTTGACCCACTCAGGCTTCTGAGGGTGACCATCGATGCAGGCCATGAGAGACCATTTGAAATTATCGCGCAGCTTTGTTTTGTGTTGCCATTCCACCATCCACGGATCACGGATGTCGCAAACATAATCGGGGCGGAAATCTACTAAAACTTGATCAAATTTCCACTTGCCAAACTGGTTTAGCTTATAATCTTTTTTATAGGCCTTGTCTTCGGAGGGGTCTGCGCGGAACTTCCCGTTGGCCCCCCTAACAATTTTGGGGAGGGCACCGTAGAATTTCCATGGGACATTATCAATTCGAGGATCATTGGACGACATATATGATCCATATTCTGCTACTTCAAATTCTCCCGTATCATTTATGCGACTTATTACTTCACGCCAGTATGTTGCAAAACCCGTCATTAAGGGCGTGGCTTCGCCCAAAAAAAGAATTTTCTTCTTAGTCATATATTGCGCCCCGGATTTTCTTGATGGCGTTTGCTTCTATGTGTCGAATCCACTCAGGACTAAAGCCAAGAACCTCGCCAATCTTTCTTAAAGTCGCACCCCCATACCTTAATTGAACAACCCTCTTCTCCGCATCTGATAATCCAGACTCCTCTATGATGGTTTCACAGGGGATTTCATCGTTGCAATCACATGCCGACCAGTCAATTCTACTCAACTTGGCCAATGTTTTTACATCAATATACTGCCGATCCGACAAGGCAAGATCTTCCTTAATTTTCTTATCTGCAATCCCTCTTTTAGATAGCGCATTGAATTTGGAAACTAGTCGTCTCATTTTGGTGCCAACTGTAAAGGGCCCACTGAACTTGCTAGCTTCTCTCTTCATTATATTGCGAATACAAGAGGTCAAATATGTAGAAAATTTAGTTCCTTCCTTTGGATCGTAATTATCAATTATGCGGAGGAAGAGGGCTGTGAGGGCCTCCTGTTCGTAATCTTCAGAGTCGCAAACATTATTGCTCTTACGAAAACGGCTAGCCTCCCTTCTTATCAGGGAGGCATTTTTTTCCATAAGAGCACTAAATTTCTCGCTCTTTGTCAAATTACTACTAAGGATTTCCTCATTTGTCATCTTACATTCCTACCAAACTGGATCGAGATCATTTCCCTCCTTAAAGGGGGCATCTGCCTTTCCTGCTGTTGCCTTCTTTCTACCGCGAGTACGAGTAGTCTTTCGTTCTGCTGGTTTCGCTGGGGCCTCTTGGGCCTCGGATGTTGCAGTAGTCTCGCGAGGGCGAGCCCCAAGAGAAACATCCTCTGCAACAACAACCAGTTTGGAACGAGGATTATCGTTATCATCGCGCCAAGAATCCTGGCGAAGATAGCCGGAAACACGTAGCTCAGAACCCTTCTGGGTATACTCAGCTATAATTTCAGCAACACGGCCCCAAGAGTCGCAATCAAGAAAAGCTACAGCGCGATTCTCTCCGCGACGCCTATTGACCGCAAGCCGAAACTTGCAAAGTGGCGTCTCCTTGGCTCCAACGTGTGAAAATTCTGGATCCGCCGTAAGCCTACCAACTAAATTTACCTGATTCATGTCCATTTTTCATCCTCCTTAAGATTTTGTTAAACCGTATACTCTATTATACTATAAATTTTCTACTTTGTTAAGTATAAAAGAATTTCCTTGTTTGTAACCAGTAACCTGCACAACATTCTCTTCTCTCAAACTATGGCGACACCTCCCATACTGTCGGGAAAATATTACACAACTATCAATCATGTAAGAACTATCTGAGATGGCAACGAAGGCCATGTCATTCCCATTTTTATCAACGTGCTTCTTAACCTTTTCGACCATGGCGGCAAATATAAAGCGGGAACCATCTGGTGCATCAACAAATTCCATGCACGGAGTATAGTCATCGACATATTTCTCATCGCCTGCCGTAAATGAAACTCCTATATAAAATTTCTCAAAACTGATTTCTCCGCGAACGCTCTCTGCCGTCATATATTTAATATGAGCATCTATCAATTCTCCTATGGCCTTGGCGCGCCGCGCGGTTGGTCGGCGCACGCCAACCTCCTCAAAGAATTTTTTATCCCGAGTGAGAAGTTCCTCAACCAAGTTGCGTAGGTTAAAATCACCCCCCTTCTTATGGTCGATAAGTGGAAAAGATATTATAAATTTTAGAACCTTCTTCTCATTGGGCGTCAACTCTCTGAGGAGATTGAAGTCCGCATACATATTATAACGTGAAACCTTAAATTTGTCAAGGGCCCCCGACCAAATTAATGCATCAAGCACAGTCTTCTTAGCTGGCTTATCAAAGAACTTCTTAACAAGCTCTTCGTAAGTTTTTACATCACATTTCTTAACCTCTCCATATGTAGATTTTCCAATGCCCTTGATGTGCGAGAGGCCAAAGGCAATATGCCTGTCTCCCACTATCTTAAAATCCATTGTTATTTCATCAATGCTGGGAGGCAAGACTTCTATGCCCATGAGCTTCCCATCATTTACAATTGTTAATATCTGATCTGTTTGCTCCTTTGAACCTGTTCCAGATTTGTTTAAAAGGGCGGTAAAAAACTCTGTTGTATAATGGGTCTTTGCCCAGGCTGTCTTATAGGCAAGGGTAGCATAACAGACGGCGTGTGACTTATTGAAGGCATAACCGGACATTGGTAGAATCCAATTCCAAATCTGATCTGCTAGCTCTTGCTCGTAACCATTCTTTAGACATCCACCAACAAATTTTTCTTTCATTTCCGCCAGCTGCTCTGGCAATTTCTTGCCTACTGCTTTGCGAATTTTGTCTGCTTCTACGAGGTCCAATCCGGCGATCTGCCATGCTAATTCCATTATCTGCTCTTGATATACAAGGGCGCCAAATGTCGGACCTAAGATAGGCTCAAGATCAGGATGAAGAAAGGAGGCAGGCTTGTGTCCTAACTTAACCGCTATATACTCTTCCATCATGCCGGCCTTCAGTGGACCGGTACGAGCCAGGCTTGTAAAGTCGGCCAACGAAAGAATAGAGGTTGGCTTGAACTGGCCAATCCACTTGCGGGCCGTTGGGCCTTCAATCTGAAAGACTCCTATGGGGCTGCGTGCAATAATATCAAAGACGAGCGGACAATCCTTCTTCATTGTTTCGATGTTGAAGGACACATCCTTGCGACATCCACATTTAAAGTTCGGGGAGTCCACGTCTCTTGCGCCATTGGTTGACTTGACCGAGCTTGCCTTCGCGGACGAGCCTGTCTTTTTGCTTTTTATCATTTGCCTCTCTCTTCCTTTCAGTCTGCTCAGCGAACCACTCCTTTGGCTTAGTGTGTTCGCGAGCAAATGAATCCTTTTCCATTAAGTCTCTTATCTTTATTTCTGTTCGAGTACCAACTCTGGCGTTACCATGATATCTAAAGGTATCAACTGACTCACACTTTGGACAAGGATGCCCGCCCTCACTCATTTTAGCAATTGTCATGAAGGCTTGCCAAATTTCTTCGCACCCCTTACATTTAAAATCATATCTTATAGGATGATTTCCACCAGTAATATTCCATTCAACCATTCTCAACCTCCCTCAACCAAACCCCTTGTAATTGAAAGTATGTCAAGATTTTTAAGACCAAGAATGTCTGCCTTAAGTAAGTTCATTTTGTCCAACGAATGATAATCATAACCTGTCACAATCTTTTTACCCTTAGGATCCCAAGTCATTGGTATTAATCCCTCCTCTACATTTCTATCAAGAATGATATAAGCAGAAGGGTGGATAGACGTATGACGTGGCATATCAACAAGATGTTCAGCTATTTTAAACAAAGTACCATACTTTTTTCGCCACTTATTAAGATCATCGGACAAGTAGGCCTCAGCAAAGCTATCAGTCTTTGCGGGTATTGTAGAGGTAATGGTGTTGACCTCCTCATGAGGCATGCCTAAAGTTCTACCGATATCCTTCAATACGCCCTTGATTTTCATCTTTCCAAAAGATACCACTGGTAGGACGCGGTCCTTGCCAAAAGTATGCTCAATAAAATCAATAACCTTTGTGCGACTATCCTGAGAGAAGTCCGCATCAATATCCGGAAGTCCAACACCTGCTCGTCCACTATTCCAAAAGCGCTCCCAATACAATTTGTAGGGCATGGGGTCAATATTGGTGATGCCAAGCATGTAAGAAATGAGGCTACCTGCGGCGCTTCCGCGGCCATCACCTGTTTCTATTCCGCCATCGCGGGCCCATTTGATGTAGTGCTGAGTTATTAGGAAATAGTCGGCTAGATCACAACCCTCAATATCTTTCAACTCTCTTTGTACACGATCATTATATTCGGAGGCATTCTTGCGGGCGCCGAACCCCTTACTATACCAGGCGTCCCTTAACATCTTCTTCAAGAAATCAAGAGAGGAGAGTTCGCCCGGCACAAATGGGTATTGAGGAATTTTAATATCCTTATCGATGGTGACATTACATCTATCTGCAACCTTTTGGGTTTCCCAGATCTCCTCTCTATGCCATCCCTCTTCTTCCAGAATCTCCTCGTCCTTCATGTAGTATTCGTCGGTAGAAAAGGCGAAGCGCTTTCCGCCCTCATAGAGGGGCTTGTCGGACATCTTGCTATTGGTATTTATCGCAAGGAGCACTTCGTGATAATAAGCGTCATCCTTATTAACATAGTGACTATCGTTACTAACTATGCGAGGAATGCCCATCTTCTTAGACCAGTGACGCAGCTTCTTGGTTATCTTTGGCTGACCTGGCACACCGCTATCTTGGACTTCAATATAGAAGCGATCCTCGAATACTTCGCGCAACTTCTTAATGAGAGCGATCGCCTTGTCATCTTCATCGTTGAGCGCATGCTGTGAAATTAAAGATGCAAAGCAGCCGCTGAAAACTATCAGCCCCTCTTGATTTTCAATAAGATCATCTACCGTGATGCGCGGATTAAAATAAAACTGCGAGGCGGCGCGGGCCGTAAGACGATTAAGGCTTTTCAAGCCATCATTATTCATCGCAATCACACTCATGTGCGAATTGATGCGCTTATTCTTGTCCTCCTCATTTTTGAGACTATAGCCCATGTAAAATTCGCATCCCAGAATCGGTTTAATCCCAGCCTTCTGGCACGCATCATAAAATTCTACATGACCGTAGCAGTTACCATGGTCCATTATACCAAGGGAGTCCTGCCCCATTTCTTTTGCCCTCTCTACCATTGATGTAATAGTAGACTTTCCATCGAGCAAGCTATAAAAACTATGATTGTGTAAATTGCAAAAGCAAGCCATATTATCCTCTACTTAATCTTTTTATCTTTTAGTTTCCATTCTGTTTTGCAGGCATCTGGATTACACATGTACTTGCACTTAAAATTCCCATAAGGATTACTGGTTATCCTCTTGGGCTTCATGTCCTTATCTATCTTCTTTGCTATTTCAATAATCCACTTTCTATTTTTTTCTCTCTGATTAACATCTACTACGAAGGTATACTCGCACTTTTTAAGATAGTCAAAGGTCAGTAATCTTATTTCATAATTGGGATATAGTATAGAAGCCGCCAAATCATATAGGCGAAGCTGTGCATCGTCTATGGCCTCTTCATATTTAGGAACCCAATTCCCAGTTTTCCAATCTCTAATCTCCAGTACTCCTGGCTCGGTTTCGAGTACCATGTCTATTATTCCAGTAATCTGGATGCCGTCCCCTATTGGAATCTTAAATTTCTGTTCAACGGCCAACACCTTATCATTGAGCGGAGACTCCTCTCTGTCGAGAACCTTCTGAATGAGATGAATCCCCTCTGCAAAAAGCCAAAGGGGAGACTTCTTATTGGTGGTCATCAAATCATCGACGCTGCCGTGATAATTATGTATACCTGTCATAATCTGAAATTCGGGATCGTCTGGACAGAATTCACCCCACTTCTTGTGCAACAAATGGGGTTGCGTCTTCTTATATAGCCATAGATATTCTTTCCGCCAATTCTTGCGGTGCCCCAATGATATTCTCTCTAGCTGCCTATGGATCAACTTACCATTTGACGTTGCGAAGGTATCGCCCTTGCGTATACCCAGCACATATTCAAGATAATATTTGAACGGACACATCAAGTATGTTTTAATACGCGATGCGCTTATTGTACCACCAAATGACTTCATTAAACCACCAACCGTTTCTTTTTATTATAGCACACGAGAGAACTTTTGTCAACCCATCTTCATTTTTTTGCACACTTTGATACAAGTGGACATCAAATGATTGAGATCTCCGTAATTATTTATCACCATATCGAATAGGGAATTTTTCTTATAATTTGCAACATCGAAAAAATTAAGTTTGCTTAAGTATGAGTAATCTGGAAGACTATTTATGATCTTTCGATCCTCATTATTTAATGCAACTTCCGAAGCGTGATTATCACTAGGACCATCACCTCCTCGCCACAGTCGTATAACCTTACCGCCCAACTCTTTAATTTCATGAGCCTCATTTGGAAAACGAACATCCGTAATAATATGATACTTATACTTATCTGCATAGTTGTATATTTGATTGAAGCAAGACTTCACCCAAAAATCATCTGCTATGTTTTGCCTAAATAACTCTGTTCCAATATATTGCAACAGTTGTCTGACTGTCATATGATGCGTAGTTATATTATAGTTGCGACGCTTATGGGTGGGGATATCCTGCCATCTCCAATTCGTATATGTAGATTCTTTTTGTTCCTGTGTTCCCCAGGCGATATTTTTATCCACTCCCATATATTTAACAGCAATCTCCTTGATGGGATCCGCAAAAGCAATAATGTTTACATTTTGTCGCCCCAAAATTTTTGCAAAATATTCCGCTACTTGATTTTTTCCACTACCTTTTTTCCCACTAAGTCCAATAATCATTTGTTCCTCATGCGTTAACTTTTAATATTCGGGCCTTGGCCTTAAGCACTTCATAAAATGTGGATCTCCAGCTATTTGAAGAAGTGAAGGTAACCCCCTCCATGGAAGGAGTTAGTCCGTGGCCCGCAGTAGAATTATTCTTTCTCCATTCTTTATTATAGGGCATTGAAACCAATATGCAGTGTGGTACTCCCGCATCGTATGCCTCCATAAGATATTCCGGCTTATCATCCAGTACTATATCTGGCCTCTCTAGCAGAAAAACATCCTTCTTATGGGATATCCCCTCGATAAGTTCAAGGCTTCCGTTATCCTTGTCTATCCTCATGACCGAATTCTTGCGAGACAAATACCCTCCGCAATGATATATTTTATCCCAACGAATATTATTATTCTTGAGAGCCTGTCGAGTATCCAAGATTGTTTTGAGAGGACGAGATGTACAAAATTGAATTTCGCACCCACATTCGAAAAGCCACCCTATGTCACGAGCAATATCTCTGGATAGGGCTCGACAGGTAGAGAACTCTCTGTCGTTGCAATACTTATCATAAACTTCCTCAAACAAGTATCTGTCTAGACCCCACTTCTCGAAGAACTCCCAGGTGTCGGCATCTCTCGATGAAGCATTTCTAATTTGAGGATTTACCCCACATTCTTCTATTTCTAGTTGATCCCAATGTTGATTAATATAACTTAGGAAGTCATTAATCCAATCAAAAATAACCTCGTCGAGGTCAAATATTATTTTAGCCACTATCTTTCTCTTTCAATTTCTGAAAAATTTCTCTTATTTCGTTAACAGACATCTCGTCTAAATCGCTGTGATCGCCAAGATCAACCCTAGTAACATCCATATAGCCACCTAAGTATTCATGTGTCAACTCTCCCTTACCATGTAGAACCTTGTCAGCCGCTCTGTTTCCTGCCAAATCATTATCAAAAGCAACGTAAAGTTTATAGGCGCCGGATGCAAGTATGCTTCTTTGTTGACGCCTCGAAATACTGGTGCCAAAAACGGCGACGGCATTCCTGATGCCTGCTTCCCATAATTTTATGACCCCCAAAGGACCCTCAACTAAAACAATTCGCTCCGTCCTCTGTATGTGCGGAGAAGTTTTATGATAACCGTACAGGTAGTCATTGACATTTCCTTCGTGGAGCCACTTTGGTCTCCCGTCAGTTTCGTTTTCCGCCCAACGCGCGGTCGCTGCCACCAGGTCCCCTTCCTTGTCTCGGATAGGGAGGACAATTCTGTTATAGAATAATGTCCCCTGTGTTTTGGCGTACCGAACATCGAACTCCTCTAACGCTGTGCGGGAAAAACCCCTCTCTTTGATCATGTAAGATTCAATGACAGGATCCCACGAGAGGCGATCGAGTGACTCCTCTGGTATTACCTTTTTCTTTACAAGGTTGGTTTCCTTTATAATTTTCTTGTTGCGGATTCTCTCTACTGTTTCGTCATTATATTCGGTATCAACTAAGTTTTTGAGGAACTTTATAGCACCCACAAAATCTAATCCTTCTGTTGCTCTAACAAGGCCATATATGTCATGACCGTAATCAAAATGACAATTATGAGTAAAACACTTCCATATACCCAACTCTTTTGACCAAGAAAAGCCTCCTGGGTTGTCACCAACATGGACAGGGCACGGGCAGTTATAATATGTACCTCTATCATATACATCAATCCCCATGTGGTCAAAAATCATTTCTATATTCTCGTTGCATATTTCACGCAAGAGATCTGATTTTCGCTTAAGTGTTTCCTTGTTCATTTGATACTTCATATTGTTCGTCTGGAGAAAGTTCACTTTTTAATTTCCCTTCTTCCAAGTACATTCTATCGTGCTCAACCCTAAGGTTAAGATAATCTTCGAATCCCATACCTGGACCATAACGAGTAAGCATTGTTCTCAGCTTCATGTTTCCCGCTATTGGGCCATCTTCCTCAACCTCCTCTCTTTCTTTGTGTCCTAAAACGGAGAAGTTAGAAACATACCACAGAATTCTATCAGCTGCGGCAATTTGGTTCTCTCGATTCAATTGCGCCAACAAAAGCATTGGCACATTGTAGCGCGTAACGAAATCATGAAGCTGTGTTGCCTGAAAGCCCAACACTTGCCATTCAGCCATCTTGCCCATCTCTGATTCCTTCATCAGCTTGATGTAATCATATATGATAAGGCAGTCGTTAAAATCTCCATCCTCATTGCGCCCCACATACTTGGTAAGCCAATAGCGCATCGCGCTCAAAGATCTATGAAGAGGTTGGCCCCCTATGTAGGTATGATAAATGGGAAGGTTCGTTACTATATTGGCAGCATCTTTTATTCTCGTAACATAGTCGAGACGCGAGCGCCAGCGTCCTGTCTCAATGAAACTAATGGGCACCTTTGAAATGGAGGCCCCCAACCGCAATCTTTGATATTCTCCCGATAGCTCGGTGTCCAGATACAAGACAGGAATATCCTTCCTCATTGCAATGTGCTTAGCCACATTTAGAGCGAGCCCGCTTTTAAAACCCTTCTTTTGTGCGGCCACCAGGCTAATGGATGCCCTGCGAAAGCCACCGCCAATTGCAGCATCCCAGCGCGGGAGGCCGCTGGATAGACCAACAAGTTCACAAGGATTATCAGCCCGCTCATTCGCCCACTCAATAAAACCTTCGCCAAGCACGTTGAGATCATCATCGTGATTAACCGAAGCTACGGCATCATTGATCTTTCTTTCAAGCTCTGACACAATATCGATGGAACTTTTTTCGTGATCAGAAACCAGATCTGTTAGATCATCTACAACGCCAAAGAGGGCGCGCTTAATGGCCAAATCTTTAATGCGGCGCGTTACGTTGTTGAGATTTCTCTGCGAAACCTTTCTTATAAAGAGGGTCTCGATATATTCGCCGTCGCTCGTCAGCGCATCAATGTTCTCGTAGCCAAGCTCGATAGCTTTGTTGCGAACAAGCTCGCTATCAATATTGGTCGGATCCTCATCAAGAAGCTCCGAAATGGAGCGAAAAATAATTTTATTTGTTAGGCGTCCGAAATCTGTGAAGCTGACATACTTACAGACATCCAGATAGGACGGTGGATGATTGACACAGATGGAGATGAGGGATCGCTCGGCAATATCATCTACATAATCTTCAAGCGTTATTTCTTTAGTCTTCAAATCTCTTCTTCGTTATGTAATTTTCTAAACTTTTCATTTTGGACTCAACGCCCCAAACGGTTGAATCTACCTGTTCTATCAATGCTTCAAGCTGATTTAATTTTTGAAACCTGTCCATGAGATCATCATCGTCCCAGAGGACCACCCATTTTCTCTCCTCGATCGACCCTCCCTTGACTTTTGACATCCCTCGATATATTTCTCCATTGACCTCGGGCTCCCCCAATCTCTTTAATGCCCGCGCCCTTCCCAGCGTGTCTTTCAAGAACAAATGCCAACCCGCGAGAGCATCATAATGTGAATCAAGCGCATCCCGTGACAACTGTTTAAGCTCATCACCGCGCATCTTCAGGATCTGCTTGACCCTATCATACCATGGTTCGGCAACTTTGTCAAGCCCTAATTCTCCGCGAAGACCTTCAACCCAATGAATATCGGCCTCACAGGAGGCATTCTCTAATCTTTTCTTCAACATCTTCATTCTTCTTTACTCTTACCAAGGTTATATTGTTCATTCTACACCACTCCTCCTTCTTTCTATCTCTTATTTGTGATTGTCGAAAATTCTCTTTTGAGCCATGAAAAAAGAAGGAATACTTTGCATGCTGTGCCCCATCTGCTTCAACTGCAATACGTAATTCGGGAATAAAAAAATCAATGTGCAGACGACTACGAGGTATGTTAAATTCTTCCAGAATGACGAAACGAGGGAATACCCCCTGAAGGGCAACCCCCGTCTCCCATTGAAGATTACTTTTGCGATCTTCTTTACTTCGCAGAGGATTCTTAGATTGCGCTAAGTTAATTCTAACCTCTCTGCCCTCAAAATCTATAAACTTCACACTCTAATCCGAACACAACTCCAAGATTTTGGACCTCAACTCATCCCTAACAGATTCGTTATTCTCCAGGTATTCTATGGCTGCAAGTTCACCGTGGGCAAACTGTTCGCCATTCAAACTATATCTCCCGCCCTTCTTTTTTTCAATTATTGCTAAATTGGACGCCATATTTAAAATTTCCATGGTTTGAAATATTCCTCTATCATCATAAATGGGAACCCTTACTACCTTCCCGGGGGCCCGCCACCTATTTTTATTTATTTCAATATCAACCCATTTGCCCACCCGGCTATCGTCCACCTTAATGATGTTGGCCTGAACATTCTCTTTCTTGAAAAAGAGCCGAGAAGAGCTATAGTGACGCACCGAATTTCCGCCCGGGGTTGGTTTTCCGGATACATATGGATTCAGCTTGTCACGCTTCTGATTAATGAGAATCAGGCGACCTGCCGCATCGTCTATGACGGGAAGAGCTTTGGCGAGAAAGCGAGCCATTAAAGAAGCAAGGGAGCCCATGGTCTTTTCGCTCATGGTTTTCGCGATGTCGGCCTCAGTGGCGGAGGCAGCGGCGATAGAGTCGAAAACAACGAGGGCATTTTCGACCTTTTTGAAGATATTGATGGCCATGTCGCAAGCTTCTTCGCCCGACTGTGGCTTAAGCTGTATGAACTTGTCGAGATCCAACCCTTCGAAGCGCTCCAAAAACTTCTCGTTGAGGCCTCGCTCTATGTCAATATAGAAGACGGGCCAGCCGTTTTTCTGCGCCGCAACCACCGTGTGCATCGCCATAGTGGACTTGCCTGAGCCGTATCCGCCGCAAAGCTCATGTATTCCGACAGGAAACGGTGTCCCCAATTCGAGGTCGAGGGAGAAGGATCCC